GCAACAAGCTCAAGCCATTCAGGTACGTACACGTGGGACTCGTTGTCAATGTCAAGTTTGTAGCGCGTACGCTGTCCGACCGGGTAGTGGTCGTATTCAACTACGCCAACAATTCGCCCGAAGTATCTATTCAGAGCCCACATTTGCGGGGTAATTGAACATGGCCCTTCGTAGGTAGCATGGAGGTTTAGGCGAACAAGGTCGCCGACATTTAAGGTACTCATCACATCAAGTTTTTTGCTCACGTATTGCACCTCGTGGGCATGGGTGTTCCTCGCATCATCAAGCCCTGCGAGGTTAGGCTTTGGGGGTTGCTTGGTCACGAACCAACGCACTCACTCATAAAAACGAACACAGAAAAGTTTTGAGCAGTGGGCAACCCTGACGTTAAGAGTTTGGCTCCGTAGCCAGAGCAATTAGAAAAGAGAAAAGAACTACCGACATAGCACCAGCAATTCCAAAGGCGAGCGCAGTGGGCGCTTCAACAGCTAAAAAAATATCGTACATGGTTTCTACTTTGTTAGGTCAGCAATTTTATTAGGGTCAATCGTTCCGTACATTTTGTGTACTTTGTTTAGGTATGCTTTCGCATCCTTGAACGCCTTGCTTCGCTCGTCGGCATACATATATGCGTGCCTTGCATTGCGTATTCTTTGCAGTTCATTCAGTGCCATATCATTCAAGGTCTAACTGGTTTGTAACTGGATTGAAATACCTTTCGGTCATGCCCATTAGCGTACGTTTTCCATTGATGTACCAATAAGACGGAGCGCTAATAAAATAGCGCCCGTCGTCTTGCTTGGTTACACTAAAAGAGCGCATAGTTTGCCCAAAGAACGAGAGCGCTTCGCTCGTGAAGAATTTGGGCGCAGTTTGCGCGGTCAATTCTTTGATGTCTTCAATAGTCATAGCAAAAATGTTTTTTCCTCTTGTACAAATTGCTTCCATTTAGCGTCCTGGTCATTGTAGACCTGCGCTATTTGCTCACGGAACGCGCCGTACTTGTTGAACGCTTCGGTTTGGTAGAACTTTTCGCTAAAGGTTTCGTACATACTAAATAGGAAACCAACGCCGTGCGCGCGTTCAATCTTTGCTAACGTGCGTACGTGCTTGCTTGCTTGTGTCCGTTTCATTTTCAATTCAATTAGCATTAAACAAAAAAGGCGCACCAATTAGGTACGCCGTTCAACACGGAAAAACGTAGCAATTCGCTACCATACGTTAGGGCGCGGCATTTTATGCCGTTAGCCCTTCGCATAGCCGCATAGGTTTGTACATAGTACGTGCCGTTTGCGTTCGCGTTTTGCTACGTTTCCGTCCGTTTTTTTCAAGGTGTGCACCCTTGTGCGGCATAAGTATGCCGACCTTTTGCGCTATGCGCCTATGTGTACCGCACCTTTTGTGCGTTCGGGTCTACTAACGTGCGGCCTTTAGCGCGCGTTTTCGTTCGCGTTCGGCTTTTCGTGCTGTGCGCTTGTCAATTCCTACCGCTACCGCATTTTGTACCGCGTCGTTAGCATATTGGGCGCGCGCTTTTCTCGCGGAACTTTTGCGCCCTTTGGCGTTGGTACGTGCTTCGCGCGTTCGTTTGCCTTGTTCGCTCTCGCGCCATATTAGGAACATAACAGCCGCCTATTTTTCAAGTTCGGAAATGATAGCGCGCAGGGTGCTTACTTCGTACTTGTCCACGAATTCGCCCAAACGAATTTTACCTAATTTGAGCGCGCGCGTTTTGGCGAACGAATCAAAGAAAATAGGCTGAGTTCGGCTAATTGCGAATGTGCGTAGGTACTTCGCGCCCTCTTTTGGCGGCATTTCCTTTGCCTTGACAATTTTACGCAGGGCGAAAAGGGCGCCCTCTTCGGCGCTCTCACAGCCGCCAATTTTGGGGACTAATTCGCCTTTAGTGTTTTGTTGGTACATAACGCGTCCGAGGTCGGCGCGGCTTGGGGTTTTTTGAGTAGTGTTCATTTTGTCTTTATTTAATTGGGGCTTCGTTGCCCTTACTTACTATGATGCAAAGGCCGTGCCAAAGTGTAGAAAAGTAGAAAAAAATACCTTATGCGCTTAATTTAGAATGGGTCTAAATAAGGGCGAACGGACAAGAGAAACACTATTTAGAATCGTTCTAAATAGTAGGGCGGTTCGGGGCAAAGGGTCAACGTGTTGGGGTTTGGGGGTTTTTGGGGTGGGGGTTGTGCCCGACCAAAAAGGCACAAGGGGCAAGGGGCGCTACCTGTTGCACCACGAGAAGCCCGAACCACAAAACGCCAAAACCGAAAACGAAAAACAAAACGGAAGGCACCCCGTACCAAAATGGAAATGACTTCGGGTTGCGGTGGGTGTGGCTGTGGGGGTGGTAGTATCCCCTCCAAAAACATTTCTCAATCGGTTTTAAGGGTCAAACCGAACCCATAAATCCTGCGTGAGATTTTGCGTGGTCATTTGGAGCGACGTTCAGCTGTTATGATTGTATGACAATTGGCACAGCGGATTTCGCATTTGCGTATTTCGGCTTTGATTACTTTGATGGAGTTGCCGCAGTAAATCATGGATGAGACGTCGTTCTTTTTGTCGGACAGGTGGTCGAACTGGAGAACGCGATGGTCGGTTGTACCGCAGTCTGTGCATTTACCGTGAAGGCGTTTGTAGCGGTCTACGAATGCTCTGTTTCGGTCACGTTGGGATTTGTTCTGTGCTACGCGGGTATGGCTGTTGGATGCATACCATGAGGCTGAGCGTTGGGCAGAACAGCTTTTGCAGGACGACTGTAGGCCGTCTGATTTGCGTTTGTTCTTGGAGAACTCTGTGAGTGGCTTTAGGGTAGCGCAGCCAGGACAGCGTTTCATGGACGTGAATATAGCTGTCATTGACCGCATTGGTGCTACATGACGAAAAAAAAGAGAAAAGGAAAGGGGGATTCAATATGTTTGACAAAACAACGTAAGTATCTGTGAATCAGATAATTCATGTCTATCACATTGCCACTGCTCACGTCAGAGCATAGTGCGCCTGTATTGTTGTTCTTTGCTGTGTGCTACTGCGGTGTAGCGCTGATGTGGTCTGGCGTAGTGGTACCAGAGTCCTTCGTTCGTGGTGCCCTTCGTTGCTCTGCCCCTGTTTTGAGACAGGGGCGACGCTAGTGCGTCGGCGATGTCGGTGGTGCTGCCGCGGTGTCCTTCGGCTTAAGCGAAGTTAGTTCACAAAACCCGAACTAAGTTCACCGAAAACAAGATTGTAGATAAGTTTATGTAACGAGTTCCATCCATTCACTATATTTGTTCTGTCACAATTCTACATCCAATGGTTGGTTACATCTACAAGACTACCAATAAGGTAAACGGCTTCGTCTACATCGGACAGCATCAATGCAGTTTCTTTGACCGCAAGTACCGTGGCTCAGGTAGCATATTCAGGCAAGCACTAGAGGAACACGGCTGGGACAACTTCATCACCGAGCTGGTATGCTGGGCAGAGACCATAGAGAAGCTCAACGAGCTTGAGATACTATGGATTGATGCACACAAGGGACAGAAGATGTACAACATCAGCAAAGGAGGAAACGGAGGAGCTAAGTACATATACGTGGACCTGCAGACGAAACTCATCTACGTAGGCGTTAGGTCAGCAGCAAAAGCAGCAGGTGTTGGAGTAGATGCATTCAACAAATGGGTCAACGTAGGAGGAAACTCAAAAGGCCTAACGGAATACTACGAAAACAACAAGAACCCAAACTTCAGGGAAAAGCCAAAATACCTATGGATAACACACCGATGGGCCAGGCTGAAAACAACAGATATGCTAAATATGAAAAACCCTATATTTGCATAAGGAAGGCCAACAGCCAACCAGCAGGATTGTGACAAATTCTTATAGAGAGGGGAGCCCTAAAGCTCCCCTTTTCTTATTTCAACCAGCTGTAGTACTGCTTGGTGCGGCTAGCGCGGTCATCAAGACCGTGCGTGCCGCCATTCACCCGCTTCGTGAGAGCAAGGATGGTTTCGTCCGTAACGCCCTTGTCGCAGATGTCCCACAACTTGTTCCTATCAAAGAAGAACCGAGCACTATCAAAAGCAAACTCAGTAGCAACAGCATCTGGCTTCTCCAACAGCTCAGGCTTACCCAGCCACTTAGCAAAGGCCTCGTAGTTTGCCTTGCCCGTCAATTGCAGTGCCCCACGACCACGGTACTTCCATCCATCTCCTGATGCCTCATCACCGTTGCCCATGCGTGAAGCATACACGCGGTTAGCAATCTTTTCCGGCTTGCGCTCGTACTCCTTAGCCAAAGCCTCCGTCGGGAAGTACTTCTTGAAGATGCCAAGCAATCCCTTAGCCGAGTAGTTGAGGTTCTCTGAGAATGCCTTGAAGCCACCCGTCTCATGCGCGGTCTGTCCGAAGAAGTGAGCAGCGCGCTCTGGACTCAATCCGTAATGCTTTGCCGCTGCCTTGATGGTGCCAGGACCAAACGCCCCGTCAGGTGTTACACCAATCTTTTCCTGTAGTGATTTCAAGCTCATCGTCCTTGTGCGTTATAGGGTTTAGAATAGTTCTTAGAGCCTTTGTTATTGGAAGCCTTCTTAGAGTGCTTTCCGCGCTTCTTGCTCTTGCTTACAAACTTTGCAACAGCTTGTAACTTACCTGTCTTACCAGCCATTATTCGGGTGTTATGTTCAGGCGTAAAACTACTAACTTTGTCTCACTTACTTAGGTTTGAAAACGCTAAAAAGACTTATGAAAACCCCAAAGAAACCCAGCTACGCCAAAGGAGGCTCGCTGAAACCAGTACAGCCCAGCCAGACTGG